CCGAAGGAAATCGCAAGGCCTCGCCGGCGGCACTCATGTTGCCGTCCGGAAAGCGATTCTCGACGGCCGGCTTACCGCGGCGAGCGTTACCCAGGTCGGCCAGCGGACAATGATCGAGCCGGAGCTCGCCGACAAAGAATGGGCGGAGAGCACCCACACAGGACAAACGCGCGACCCGGCCAAAATGTCGAAGGGACGGAAGGCCGCCGCCTCGAGGAAGCGCGCGGAGGAGCTCGAGGAGGATCCGGCCCTCTCTCAGCACTCCCTTTTCGGAGTCGAAACGGATCCACAACCGCAGGAGCGCGCGCGAGCTCTCGACCCAGACGCCAAAAACTCGACGGCGAAGATCACCAAGGCGGCGACCTACTTCGGCGCTTTATTGAAGAAGCTCGAGTATGAAGAGAAGAGCGGCGCCCTCGTCCGGAAGGACGCCGTCGACTCCGAAGTCTTCTCCTCTTTCCGCGGTCTCCGCGATCGCATCCTCGGTATCCCGGACCGGATCGGCTCGATCCTGGCCGCGGAGTCCGACGTCGCCACAATCAGAGAGCGCCTTCGGGACGAGCTCGTCGAATGCCTCGAGGCTTTAGCTAATGATCTCAAACGGGACTAAACTCGTCCGCGACTCGATCGCTCGCGCCCTTATGCCACCGCAGCAGATCACGGTCTCCGAATGGTCGGACCGTTATCGAATGCTCTCGAGCGCCGCGAGCGCCGAGCACGGACCCTGGCGAACCCGGCGGACGCCGTACCTCAGCGAGGTTATGGACGCCCTAAGTCCGAATTCGCCGGTCCAGTTCGTTACGTTTATGGCGGGAGCTCAACTCGGAAAAACGGAGTGCCTAAACAACCTAATCGGCTACACGATCCACCAGGCGCCCGGTCCTATGATGGCGGTACAGCCGACGGTCGACCTCGCAAAAGTAATGAGCCGGCAACGCCTCGAGCCACTTATCGCCGACTCTCCCGTCCTTCGCCGACTCATCGGAGGAACGAAATCGCGCGACTCGACTAACACCGTCCTGCACAAAGATTTCCCCGGCGGTTTCCTCCGCCTCGTCGGCGCGAATAGCTCGGCCGGCCTCCGGTCGATGCCGGTCCGGATCCTCGCCCTCGACGAGATCGACGCCTATCCCGGCGACGTCGACGGCGAGGGCGATCCCGTCGCCCTCGCCGAGGCCCGGACCAGAACCTACGCCGGCCGGAAGAAGGTCGTCAAAACGTCGACGCCGACGATCGAGGGGCGGAGCCGGATCTCGAAAAGCTACGACGAGGGAGACCGGTCCCGCTTCCATTTACCTTGCCCGGAGTGCGGCGAGCTCGAGGTCCTCGCCTGGCGAGATATCAAATATGACCGAGACGAGGACGGGGATCTCGTCCTCGATACGGTCCGTTGGGCTTGTCCCGCTTGCGGTTCGCTTGTCGCCGAGCACCACAAAACCGCGATGCTCGAGGGCGGCGTCTGGATCGCGGAGGCTCCCGATCTCTCTCACCGTCACCGGTCGTTTCATATCTCGAGCCTTTACTCTCCCGTCGGTTGGTATTCGTGGGAGGACGCGGTCCGCGACTTCATTCTCGCGAGCAAACCAGGCGAGACCGAGGCTCTCCGCGCGTTCGTGAATACGGTCCTCGGCGAGACTTGGAAGGAGAAAGGAGAGGCGCCGGAATGGGAGCGCCTCTATAACCGCCGCGAGACGTACGAGCTCGGCGTCGTCCCGGCCGGCGTCTCGATCCTAACCGTCGGCGTCGACGTCCAGGCGGACCGCCTCGAGTTCGAGGTCGTCGGATGGGGGGACAATTTCGAGTCGTGGTCGGTCGACTATCGCGTAATTATGGGCCGGCCGGACGAGGACAAAACGTGGGAGGAGCTCGAGCGCGCTATCGGCTCCGGCTACCCCCTAGCCGGCTCGGACGTCCGAGTCCCGATCGCCAAGGTCGCCGTCGATACGGGTTACGCGACTCAGTCCGTTTATACCTGGATCCGCCGACAGAGAGCCGATCAGGTCCTCGCGATCAAGGGCGGACCCGACTCTTACCCGATGCTCGTCGGAACCCCTAAGAAGGTCGAGACGACCGAAAAGGGCCGCCGGCTCCGCCGCGGTCTCCAGCTATGGACGGTTGGAACCGGCGTCGCGAAGGCCGAGCTTTACGCCTGGCTGCGCGCGGAACAACCGACGAACCCGGAGAAAACGGGCTTCCCGCGGGGATGGTCCCACTTTCCACAATACGAGGAAGAACATTTCAAACAACTATGTGCCGAGGTCCTCGTCGTCCGGATCAAACGCTCCGCCGGAGCTCGTCGAGAGACCGGCCGCCGCTACGTTTGGGAAAAGACACGCGAGCGAAACGAGCGCGTGGACTGTAGGGTCTATGCTCGAGCGGCGGCCTACGTCGCCGGCGTCGACCGATGGAGCTCCGAAGATTGGGCAACCCAGGCGGAGCTCCTCGCCGGCGGCGGCCGGTCGTCCGCTCCGCCCCGCCGGAGGCGCGAGCGTTCCGGATGGATGACCAGACACCAACGAGATTAGAACAATGCCGATAGATAAATCCGCTCTCCTAGAGAGCCTCGAGGAAGCCAAATACACCGGAGCCTTAAAGATCACCTACCAGGACAGGACCATCGTTTACCGGAATCTCGCCGAACTAAATCAAACGATAGCAGAGCTCAAGCGGGACCTAGGACTCCTCCCCGGCGGACCACGCCGGAAGGTTATCTCGACCGACAAGGGCCTAGGCGGCGAGACCGCGGGGACGATCTAATGGGCTCTCAGGAAGACAAAGCGGCGAGCCTGGCTCCGACCGCGCTCGACCGGGTCGTTACCTGGATCTCTCCAGAGCGGGGACTCGGCCGGATGACCGCGCGCCTCAAGGCTCACCACCTCGAGCTCCACCTCCGGCGCTACGACGGCGCCGCAAGATCCCGCCGGACTTCGGGATGGCTCGCCGGCTCCGGCTCGGCGAATACCGAGATCGGCCCGGCGCTCCATACGCTCCGGAACCGTTCGAGGGAGCTCGTCCGGAACAATGGATGGGCGACCCGCGCCGTCCGGCACCTAACTAACGCGAGCGTCGGCTCCTCCGGAATGCTCGCGACGCCGGTCCAGGGGTCCGACGCCCTACAGGCCACGGTCTCCGAGTTATGGGGAGATTGGACGAAGTCGACAGCGATCGACCCCGAGGGCCGGCTAACCTTCGCGGCGCTCCAGTCCCTTATCGTCCGGGAGTGCTTCGAAAGCGGGGAGGTCCTCCTCCGCCGCCGCCGGCGGCGCGTCTCGGACTCGCTCCCCGTCCCGTTTCAGATCCAACTACTCGAGCCGGACCATATCGACACAAGTCGGACCGAGCGCCGGACAAACGGGAACGTGATTATTCAGGGGGTCGAATATAACCGGATTGGCCGCCGCGTCGCCTATTGGCTCTTCCCCTCTCATCCCGGCGACTCGATCCCGCTTCACGGTCCGCGGCTTGTCGCCGAGCGGGTATCGGCTAAGGATATCATTCACCTATTCGAGCCTCTCCGCGTCGGCCAGGTCCGCGGAGTCCCTCGAGGAGCTCCCGCCCTAATCCGTCACCGCGACTTCGACGAATACGAGGACGCGAGCCTCGTCCGCGCGAAAATCGCGGCGATGACCGTCGCTTTTATTACAAACGACGTCGACGGAAAGCCGGCGACCGGGTACGGCGACGCCGACGAAACGCTCCCCGTCGAGGGTATGGAACCTGGAACGGTCGAGTATTTGCTCCCAGGCCAGGACGTCAAATTCAATAATCCCATGAGCCACGACGGGTACGAGGACTATGCTCGCGTTTCTCTTCGGGCGATCTCCTCGGCTTGGGGAGTCTCCTACGAATCCCTGACGGGGGATCTAACTAGTGTGAACTTCTCTTCCGGCCGGATGGGATGGATCCAAGAGGCGCGCGACGTCGATTCCTGGCGTCGTCATTGGCTCGTCCCGCAAGTTTGCGACACCATTTGGGGATGGTTCCTCGAGGGCGCCGGCCTCGTCGGCGCGATCCCGAGCGGGACGAAAATCCGCGCGGACTGGACCCCTCCACGCCGCGAGATGATCCAGCCCGGCCAAGAAATCCGAGCGATGAAGGACCAAATAGACGCCGGTCTCCTGGCTCCGTCGGAGGCCCTCCGCCAACTCGGATACGACCCTCGGCAAGTATGGCGGGAGACAAAAGGCGACCTCGAGCACCTCTCCGAGATGGGGATCGACCCGTCTCTCCTCCTCAAACTGGCCGAGGAGAATCCTCCCGAATCCGACGCCGTCGAGGACCCGGAGATCCCGGCCGGCTCGGCCGGCTCTCGCGATTTAGCAAGGAACGGCGCCGCGGCGATTGGTATTCTCCACGGGAAGAGGTCTTGACTCTCCGGCCGAAGGGTCGTTAGCTAGAGCCTCCGAGGAAAATATGACGAAACCGAAAACCTCAGCAATTCCCCCCCTCAACCTGCGCGCGGCTTTCGTTCCGTCTACTTGGAACCCCTCCACCGGAGAGCTCGAGCTCGACTTCGCGAGCTCCGCGAGGACGCTCGAGCTCGACGGATGGGGGGATCCCTTCCTCGAGGAGCTCGACCTATCCCCGGAAAGCGTCCGCCTCGAGCGCCTAAACTCCGGCGCTCCCGTCCTGGACTCGCACGGAAAAGTAACGCACCGCGCCGGCGGCTCCGGTCTCGACGACCAGATCGGCGTCGTCGTAAACGCGAGCACCGACGGAACGCGAGCTCGAGCTCGGATCCGTCTCGCCGACGTCGATTCGACTAAGGAGGTCCGCGAGAAGATCGACCAGGGGATTATTCAAGGCGTCTCCGTCGGCTACCGCGTGAACCGTTACCG